GCGCGGCGCATCCCCGGCGCTGGCGTCGTGATGTCCGGTCACGCGCGGACTGACGCCCCGGTGCAGGTCTGCTCTATCCAGACGCTGGTCGCACGCGAGGCCCATCCGCCGGCCGATCTGCTCATCTGGGATGAGGCCCATCACTGCGCCGCGGAAACGTATCGAGAGATCGCCGCGCAGTACCCCGGCGCATGGCATCTAGGGTTGACCGCGACCCCAGAGCGCGCCGATGGCGTCGGGCTGCGGGACGCCTTCGATGAGATCATCGTCGGCGCGACCGTCAGGGAACTCCAGGCGGGAGGCTACCTAGCGGAGTGCGACGTGGTCGCAGCCACCACGCGCGAGTCGGCGCTGGCGATGGACCCGGTTGAGGCGTGGCAGCAGTACGCGAGCGGGAGGCCGACCGTTGCCTTCCACAGGCTGGTGGCCGAGAGTAAGGAATTCGCGGCGCGACTCGGGCCGATCGCCGCGCACATCGACGGCGAGACGCACTCGAGAGAGCGCGACTCCGCGCTAGAGGCGTTTGCCGCGGGAGAGCTCGTCGTGCTCTCGAATGTTTATGTTCTGACTGAGGGATGGGACGCACCTCGAGCAAAGGTATGCCTGTTGGCGCGCGGCTGCGGGTCGGAGGGGACCTACCTCCAGATGGTCGGGCGGGTCCTGCGACGCCACGGCGATGAGCGTGCCCTGGTGGTCGATCTCGCGGGCGTGGTCAGGGAGCATGGGATGCCGGATGAGGACCGGGACTTCACCCTCGACGGCATCCACCGCAAGGCCAAGGACGACCGGGAGTGGCTCTGCCAATGCCGCACCTGCGGAGCGGTCGTGCGTGGTGTGGCGCGTGGCCCTGCGTGCCGCTGCGGAGCGCCGTGGCCCCCTCCCCCGGCGACGGCCATCGAGTCGAGGCCCGTGGTAGCAGTCGCCGCGGTCGCGACCCGGCGAGAGCGCATGACCGCGCTAGACGCGCTGACCGCGACGGCGAGGGCGCGAGGGTATAAGCCGGGGTGGGTCGGGGTCAGGTTCAAGGAGCAGTTTGGGTTCTGGCCGAAAGGATTGGGACAATGAGCGAGGGACAGATTCAAGACGAGATCCGGCTGGCACTGTCGAGTGAGCCGGGGCTGGTGCTGTGGCGCAACAACGTCGGCGTGGCGCAACACCGCGGCGCGCGCGTGGTCTACGGACTCGCGATCGGGTCGGCTGACCTCATCGGGTGTCTCGACGGGCGCTTTGTGGCCCTCGAGGTGAAGACGCCGACCGGGAGGCTAGCGCCCGACCAGCGGCGCTGGGCCGACCTGGTGCGCGCCCGCGGCGGCTACGTGGCGACGGTGCGATCCGTGGTCGAAGCGCGAGCCGCCATCGCAGAGGCGCGCCGATGATCGCGTGGGAGGGCTACGGCAACCGCTGGAGACTGCATCCCGGCGTGTCGGACACGATCGCCAGGGCCATTCGCGACCACGGCATCGCAACGATGTGCCGCCGCATCGGCGTGGACCAGATCGCTCTCGAAACCGCTGCCTACGCAGGCATCGCGCGCCCCGAAACGGTCGAAGCCATCAAGGCGTGGCTTCGTTGACCTGTTGACATCCTACACAGGTCCGGCGTAGGTCTAGCGCATGAAGCCAACGCCTGTCCTCCTCGACCAGATTGACCGTGACCGCCTCAGTGCCGAAGCTGAGCGGCTGGGTACGTCTCGCGCCGCCATCATCCGACGACTGATCCGCGAACACCTCTCGGCTCCCGCGAAGGGGTCCGCGAAATGACCCCGCGCGAGATCGCAGCGAAGTACGCGGAACAGCACCCCACTGCCGCGGCGCGTCAAGAGCCTGAGCAGGGCATCGTCATTGGACGCCGCAAGCGACCCGACAAGGGCGAGCTGCGGCTGTCAAAGCACGAATACAACGGGCGACCGTACTACCGACTGGCGATCTGGGATGGCCTGTGGCCCGAGAAGGGCAAGCAGGTATCGATTCGAGAGTCCGAACTGGCCGACATCGTGACGTGGCTCTGCGATGCAATGGATGTGAAATGACTCCTCTCGAATACGCTCTCAGCTACGCGGCGCGAGGCTGGCGTGTCTTCCCGGTCTACGAATGTCGGTGGCCTGGGACTAACTGCTCTTGCGGGAATCGCAAGTGCACATCTCCAGGCAAGCACCCTCGAACGAAAACCGGGCTCAAGGAGGCATCCGTTGATACGGCACAGATTCGGCGCTGGTGGACTCAATGGCCTACCGCCAACGTCGGGATCGCGACGGGCAAAGGATTGGTTGTTATCGATATCGATCCACGACACGGTGGGGATGAGAGCATCGATGCCCTGCGCGCCGATATCGGCGGTTGGCCCGACACCGTCGAAGCCCTTACAGGCGGCGGCGGGCGACACATCTATCTCGCGCTCCCCGAAGGTCAGTCGGTGAGGAACTCGGCGGGCGAACTTGGCCCTGGCATCGACGTGCGGGGCGATGGCGGGTACGTTGTCGCCGCGCCGTCCAACCACGTCACACACGGCATCTACGCATGGGAGGCATCGAGCGACCCTACGGATGGCGTGCCTCTAGGGATGATCTCTGAGGCGTGGCTTGCTCGCATTGATCCTCCGAAACGTGAGGGGAAAAGCGCAGTGGTGCCGACCAACGTGGCGGTAGGTGAGGGAGGTCGCAACAACGCGGTGTTCTCGCTTGGTCGATCGCTCCGCGCGAAGGGGCTCGACGCGGACACGGTCCTCGCGATGCTCAGGTCGTACAACGATTCCGCTTGCGCGCCGCCCTTGGACGACGCGGAGGTAGCCACCATCGCTCGTAGCTCTTGCTCCGTCGCGCCGGGACTCTCGCCCGAGTACGCCGCGAAGGCCCGTCGGCCATCCCCGGTGGTAGAGGTGTCACCCCCCGCTGTCCTGACGACGATGCTGGATGTGCTCCAAACGCCACCCGACAAGGACGCAGAGCCCGAGGTCGAGTGGCACGACAAACTCCACAGGACCGCCAAGGGCGTGATCAAAAACACATTCGCCAACATCTGCTGCATCCTACGGCGCGCGCCCGAGTACACAACGCTGCGGTTCAACGACATGACCGTCACGCCAGAACTCGACGTGGTTGCGGTGTCCGACGCTCGTCTTGGAGGCATCCGCGAACAGATGGAGAACCGCTACGGGTTCAGCCCAGCGAACGATTCTCTCTGCCAAGCGCTCCTCACTGTCGCAAGCGAACGGGCCTATCACCCCGTGCGCCAGTACCTCGAAGGGCTCACTTGGGACGGCGTCATGAGACTCAGATCGGTGGCCCCTACGTACCTCAACGCGGCACACACAGACATCAATGAGGCGTGCTTGCGCTCATGGTTTGTGTCCGCGGTCGCGCGCGCCCTGCAACCAGGTTGCAAGGTCGATACGTGTTTGGTCCTAGTCGGGCCGCAAGGCGTCGGCAAGAGCACATTCTTCCGTATCCTTGGGGGCGCTTGGTTCGCGGACACCGCGGTCGATCTTGAGAGCAAAGACGCGATGATGCAGATTAATCACGCGTGGATCTACGAGCTCGGCGAGCTTGATCACCTTACGGGGCGCGCGCACGCAGGGCGCATCAAGGCGTTTGTCTCCTCGCAGGTGGACAAGTATCGCGCCGCTTATGCTCGCGCTGTGAGCAGTCACCCACGATGCAACGTCATCGTCGGCTCAACCAACGAAGACGCGTTCCTCTCCGACCCGACCGGGGATCGCAGGTTCTGGTGTGTCCGCGTCCCGACTGCAATCGATCACATCGCGCTCGCACGCGATAGGGACCAACTCTGGGCCGAAGCTGTGGCGACGTATCGCCAGGGCGAATCGTGGTGGCTCAACCCCGGCGGCGAAGCCGCGAGGCAAGAGGCTGCAGAGGAGTTCCGCACGGTCGATCCGTGGGAGGCGCGAGTCGCAGAGTGGCTAGACGCCCCAGAGCGGGCGGGCGACGGGGCGAAGGAGCTAACCTCCATCCGCATCCTTACAGCCGCCTTGGCGATGGAACTGGCTCACGCAGGGCAGCGCGAGAGCAACCGTCTCGGAGGCATCATGCGCCGCCTTGGATACCGATGCCACGTGTTGAAGATCGACGGGCGCAACGCTCGCATCTGGCAGCGCGGTCTGTGATGTTGCTACACCCGCTACACCCCGCTACACCTGCTCTCGGCGTAGGGTGTAGCGGCCCAAACGGCTACGCCGCAAGCGTTCCAACACTACCGCTACACCGCTACACCCTCCTGCGTATGTATAAGGGGAGTTATGTAGGGTGCACTGTGAGGGCGCTGTGAGAATGTGCCCCCCCTCGAGGGAAAACGGGCGTAGCGGGCGTAGCGGTGTAGCGGCCTCCCGCCACATCCTTGACGCCCGCAACGGGTCCGCGCAGTCTCAGGGCATGCCTCTGCGACGTGCCGACCGGGACCATGAGCAGCTCGAGGTGCACGTCACGACGACTCTGGCTCACCTCGCCAGCGTCACCCGACGCGAGCGGCACCGATGGGGCGTGCTCTGGCCCGAGGACGGGAGGCGCTAGATGCCTGGACCACCGATCACCCCCACCGAGCTCGCCACCGCGCTGGACGTGTACCTCCGCACGGGGTCGTTTACGCAAGCGGCTGGAGCCATTGGGCGCAACATCGGGGCAGTGGCGAGGGCGCTGCGGCGCAATCACTCCGAGGTAGATCGTCGTAAAGTCTACGCGAGAGAGTTAGAATCCGTGATGGGGGAAGCCGCTCGCCTCCAACGCGTGGCCCTGCGGATGCTGCGACCGATGCTGGCCGACAAGGACGCTAAGGTCGCGCAGGGCGCGGTGGCGCAGGTCAACGACACGTCGAGGGCGTCTGGCACGGCTCGCACCGCGCTCGCCAAGCTCACCGGGGAGCACGCTGCCGAGAAGGTCGCGGTAGAGGTCGATGATGACGCCCTGCTCGCCAAGCTCAACCGCCTTACGGGTCGCTGACCTTCGGCGGGAGCTTTCCCCCGCCGAGCGGTCGCGCGCCATGCACCTGTGGCGCTACTGGGCGCGACCCGAGCAACTCCCCCCTCGAGGGGAGTGGCGCACCTGGCTGATCCTCGCGGGTCGCGGTTGGGGCAAGAGCCGCACGGGCGCGGAGTGGGTCCGCAGCATCGTCGCATCAGGCAAGGCGCGGCGCGTGGCGCTGGTTGCTCGCACCGCCGCGGACGTGCGCGACGTTCTGATCGAGGGCGAGTCGGGCATCCTCGCGTGCTCGCCTGACTCCGAGCGGCCTATCTGGGAGCCGTCCAAGCGCCGTCTGACGTGGCCCAACGGCGCGATCGCCACGACGTACTCAGCCGAGGAGCCGGATCAGCTACGCGGCCCGCAGCACGACGCAGCGTGGTGCGACGAGCTTGCGGCGTGGCGCTACCCTGATGCGTGGGACCAGCTTCAGATGGGCTTGCGACTCGGCTCCGACCCGAGGGTCTGCGTCACGACCACCCCGCGCCCGACGCCGCTAGTGCGGGCGCTGGCCGCATCGGCGACCACGGCCATCACCCGAGGTCGCACCGCCGACAACGCGGACAACCTCGCGCCCGGTGTCGTCGCGACGCTCACAGCGCGCTACGGATCGACCCGCCTGGGGCGGCAAGAGCTCGATGGTGAGATCCTCGACGATGCCCCCGGCGCGCTCTGGCGCTTGGCGATGTTCGACGCCTCTCGCGTGGACGTAGCGCCCGCCATGAGGCGCGTGGTCGTGGCGATCGACCCCGCAGTAACCGCGCATGAGGGCAGCGATGAGACGGGCATCATCGTGGCCGGCGTCGGCCTCGACGGGCGCGCCTACGTCCTCGAGGATCTCTCTGGCGTCTACCCCGCGGAGCAGTGGGCGCGCCGCGCGGTCGAGGCGTACCGCCGACACAAGGCCGATCGCATCGTGGCCGAGGTCAACAACGGCGGTGACCTTGTGGCGTCGGTCCTGCGCACGGTTGACCCCGCTTGCCACGTCGTGGCCGTGCGTGCGAGCCGCGGCAAGGCGCTGCGGGCAGAGCCCGTCGCCGCGCTCTACGAGCAGGGGCGCGTTTCTCACGTCGGGCTGCTGGCGCGCCTCGAGGACCAGTGCGCCGGATGGGATCCGGCGACGGACACCTCGAGCCCCGACCGGCTCGACGCGCTTGTGTGGGCGCTCACCGATCTGGTCGTGGACCGCCCGCTCCCTCCTTTGCAAGTGCGCCCGATGCTGGTACGGTCGCAAGGCCGCGCATGGTAGCCCCCATCTCCCGCTCAGAGTACGCCGCCCTCCAGGCACCGCCGTCGGCGTTCCTTGCGCGCGCGCCGTACAACGACCGATTCCAGTACCGACTCGGGAGCAACCTCACCCCGCAGGCACTGTCGAACGTCCAGCGCCAGGCGGACATCGGCTACATGTACCAATGGATCGACGTGCTGGACGAGCTGCGGGAGACCGACCCGCACCTTCACGCGTCGCTCTACCAGCGTGAGGCCCTCGTCGCCGGTTCGCCGTGGCAGATCGTGGGCGACGATGAGCGCGTCAACGACTATGTGACGCGGACCCTCGCCGACCTCGAATCGCGCGGCGACATGGCGCTGTCATTCACCGACCTCCTGCACCACATGCAGACGGCGGTCTACTACGGCCGATCGTGCGCCGAGGTCGTGTGGTCGCCGGACGGTCGGCGCCCCGAGGCCATCGAGTTCGTCCACCCGCGGCGGCTCGCATACGCGACCGACTGGCGAATCCACTTGTGGGACGCGACCGGCAGCGGGACCGCCATCGGCGCGCCGCAGACCGACGCCGAGCGTGCTTTCGCGACGTTCCCCGGCATCCCGCTGGATATGTTCCCGAGCGGGAAGTTCATCGTGCATCGCCCTCGCATCCGCGGCGGCTACCCGACCCGCGAGGGCATCGGGCGCACGGTGTGCTGGTACGCCCTCTTTAAAAAGTTTGGGATGCGCGACCTCCTCGCGCTGACTGAGTGGGCGGGTCGCGGCCTGCGCGTCGGGGAGTACTCCAGCGGGTCGACGCCGGACAGCCCGGTGCGCTCCTCTCCCGAGGACGTGGCGGCGCTGCAAGAGGCCATTGAGGCCATGTCCTCGACGGTCTCCATCGTCATCCCCGACACCACCAAACTCACGGTGCTGGACGCCCCCAACGTCAACGCTCTCCACGAGCACCTCGTGGCGCTCTGCAACGGCGAGATGTCGAAGGCCATCGTCGGTAGCACGCTGACCTCCGAGGTGGGCGAGAGCGGCGGCAACCGGGCGCTGGGTGAGGTGCACGAACGCGTCACGCTGATGATTGCCCGCGGCGATGCCGAGGCCGTTGCGGGCACCCTGCGGCGCGACCTGCTGCGCCCGATGGTCGAGCGCGCGTTCGGGCGCGGAACGACTGTGCCTCAGATCCGGTTCGCGACCGACCCGGCGCAAGACCTGACCGAGCTCGCCAAGCGTCTCGACGTGGCCGTGCGGGCGGGCGTCAACGTCTCGCAGCGCGATGCTCGCGAGATGCTCCAACTACCCAACCCGCTCGAGGGCGATACCCTCCTGGTGCCGCGATGAACTGCCCGATCACGATGACCGCGGACCCCGTCTCGCAGTCCATCATCCAGGTCGCGCGATGCGGCACCTACGATGGGCATTCGCAGGGCGCTTTCGCCTTCGACCCGGCGACCTTCGACGCGATCATCCGCAACTTCGAGGCGACTGAGAACAAGCGCGTCCCGATCGACTACGAGCACGCCAGCGAGATGCCAACGGCACCCGGCGTGATGCAGCACGGCGCGCCCGCCGTGGGGTGGGTCGTGCACCTCGACAACCGTGGCGACGCGGGCCTCTACGCGCACGTCGATTGGGTGGACCCGCAGGCCGTCGAGCGCATCCGCATGGGCCAGTACGCCTACTGCTCGCCCGCGGTGGTGTTCGGTGCCATCGACCCTGCATCCGGCGAGGCCATAGGGCCTAAGCTGACCTCTGTTGCGCTGACCAATCGGCCGTTTCTGGACGGCATGGCAGCGCTGACCGCGCGCGATCCTGTGACGGCGTCTCTCGCACCTGAGAGCGTCCACGTACCGACCGCCGCGGCGGTCCAGAAAGAGACGACCATGGAAAACGAGAAGAAGAGCCCGCTTGCGGGTCTCGCCGTCAAGATGGGGATGGACCCCGAAGCGGCCGAGAACGAGATCATCGCAGCCATCGAATCCCTCCTCGAGAAGTTCGAGCAGAACCAGATGGCCGAGGCCGCTCAGATGAGCGACCGCGTCATCACCGAGGGCCGCGCCCCCGCCGCCTCGCGCGACCGCCTCGCCAAGCTCTGCCGCGCCGACCGCGGCACCTTCGACGCGCTCTTCCCGACGCTCGAAGCGCCGGCGTCCGACGCGAAGCTCATGAGCGCCCGCGTGTCGCCTCAGGGCGGCGTTCCGGCGTCGCGCGTCGTCGCCCCCGTCCGCCACGCTGACGCCGCGGACGACCGCGCCGCGAAGCTGATGTCGGACCACGGCCTGTCCTACAAGGACGCCCTCCTTCGTGCCTCGCGCGACCTCCGCGATGAGGCTCTTGCCCCACTCACCGCCGCTCTCGGAGGCTGAACCTCATGACCACGTCACGCCGCATTCCGCAGCTCGTCGCGCCCTTCAAGGTGGTGTCTCTCACCGCCGCTGAAGGCGCTGTCCTTACGCTCCTGTCGAGCGCGGACAACACCGTCGCGCTCCCCGTAGGTGCCGACCCCAACCCCCTCACGGTCGAAATCGTGGGCATCGCGCTGCAGTCGATCGTATCGACCCAGACCGGTGCCGACGTCGTGACCTCGGGCATCTACCCCGGCATCGCCGCCGCGAGCATCACCCGCGGTGCACTCCTCACCATCGCTGACACCAGCGGCGGCGTAAAGACCGCGGCTCCCGCCGCTGGCACCAACGTCGGCGTCATTGGCTACGCGATGGAGTCCGCCTCGACCGGCGAACGCGTCGCAATCGACATCCGCATCGGCAGCTTCCAGGGCTGACAGGAACCGACCATGAGCAACCTCCAAAACCTCCAGTCCGCGATGCTTGCGTCGCACGGCATCGGCGCTGCCGAAGCCGCCCACCTGATGTCGCTCTCCCCGAGCGCCGTCCACATCGACCGCGCGCTGACCAACCTCGCCGTCCAGTACAACAACCGCGAGTACATCGCGGACTCAGTCCTCCCGGTCCTGAGCGTCAAGCACCGCTCGGACAAGATCTTCGCCTTCCCCGTGACCACGATGCAGGAGATCTCGGCCAGCGCCGCGGCCTCTCCCCGTGGCATGCCCGGTGAGGTGAAGTACGACATCACTAGCGACCTGACCTACTCGGTGTCGGATTACGCGCTGATGGACTTCGTCTCCAACGACGAGATCGCCAACGCCGACGCCCCCTTGCAGCCGAAGATCTACGCGCAGGACATCGTGATGAACTTCCTGATGCTCGCACGCGAGCAGCGGGTCGCCAACGTCGCGTTCAACAGCGCGAACTACGGCGCGAACACCGCGGCCCTGAGCGGCGCGGACCGCTGGGACGTCGCGACCAGCGACCCCATCCAGAAGATCGAGAACGCCATCGAGGCGTGCTTCGTCCGCCCGAACACCATGGTGATCGGCGCGCAGGTTTGGATTGCGCTCCGCAACCACCCGAAGGTGCTGCAGTACATCCTGAGCCGCGCGTCCACCACGATGGGCGATGTCCCGTTGCGCGTGAACGAGCAGCTCTTCGCGGATGCGTTCGGGCTCGACAACGTGGTCATCGGCCGCGCGAAGTACAACAGCGCCCGCGAAGGCGCCAGCGCCTCAAGCGACTACCTCTGGGGCAAGTCGACCGCGCTTATCCGCGTGGAGAAGACCCCCTCGCCTCGCGCCACGCGTACCTTCGGGTACACGTTCCGCTTCGGCACGATGGAGACCCGCGAAATCGTGGACAACCTCCGCGGCGTCCGCGGCGGCGTGTTCATCAAGACCAGCCACTCCGACTCGGAGTTCGTCATCGGCGGCGCGACCACCGGCTACCTGTACACGACCTGCGTGTCCTGATGAGTAAGCGCCGTGCACAGCCAGTGGCGGCGCTTGTCGTCGCGCCCGCGCCAGAGGTCGAGACACCTCTGGCGCAGGTGCGATACTTCGCTCGCGTGACCATCCATGCGGGCGTGACTTACGAGCCGGGGCAAGAGATCCCCGAGCGCGTGGCACTAGACGGCTTCGTCCAGGGCAGGGAGTACGACTGTGGCTGAACAGACTGCAATCGCGACCTCCACTGACCTGACGGCGCGGCTCTCTACCGCCATGTACGCGCGCCTATTCGCCAAGAACGGCGGCGGTACCCCCGACACGACGTTCCGCGACCTGTGTCTGGCAGAGGCCAACAGCCTCTTCCGCACGATGACGCGCGTGGCCTTCCCGTCGGGCATCTACACGACGACCGACACCCTCGACCCGGCCATGATCGGGTGCGTGGTGGACCTCGCTTGCGAGATCGCCGCGCGGCGTCACGGTGTCTGGGATGAGTCGGGCGCATTCGCCGAGCAGGGCAAGCGCGCCCGCGAGCTCATCAAGCAACTCAACCGCGATGCCGATGCACGCGCCGCGGGCTCGACCAATGCACCGCCCAACCCGCGCGCCCGCGTCAACAACGCGACCACGGGCGTCAACGCCTACACTAACGTCTGGAACCGCCTTGCCGACTACAAGGACACGGGCACGTTCTGATGATCGGCCTCACCGCCAGCATCGAGGCGATGCGCTCCGCGGTCGTGCGCTCGCTTCCCCCGGCGCTTGCAGCCGGCGGACGGTTGGTAGCGTGGTACGCGCGCGCCAACCACCCATACACCAACCGCACGTATCGCCTCCAGGGTGCCACGGAGTACCAGTTCACTGCCGGATCGTTTGAGGGCGGCTACACCATCCGCGTCGATGGCGGCATGCATTACGGGTCCTACGTGGACCAGGGCACGTCGATCAATCACAGGACCGGGAGGCCCAATCGGCCGTATCCGTTCCTTTCGGACAAGACCCGACAGGGTTCCTATCGCGTCTCCCCACCATGGGCCGCAGAGGGTGATACGGTCGCCCGCATCGTGGAAGCGTCGATGGTTGGAGCGATCGAGAACCTATGACCATCGCCACGCTTGCCAGCATCGACACCGCCCTCCTGACCGCTCTGGCGGGGTGCGTAGCGACGCCGCAGACCGCGCTCGCACCATTCGCCGTCGCGACTCGCTACGCGGGTCCAGTGACCCGTGAGGGGCTGTCTCGCGTGCTGGGCTCGCAGTACCCCGCGGCGCTGCTCCGCTTCGATGGCGAGGTTCCGACGCGCATCGTAAACACACTGCTCGCGGGCGTCGAGGACCGCGGAATCGCGACGTGGTCGGCCATCGTGGTGAGCGAGGAGCCGCGCGAGATCGATGACGCCATCAACGCCTCCGCGGTCGGCGCACCGGGCATCCTGCAGATGCTCGACGTGGCGATGGGAGCGGTCAACGGGCTGCTGATCGACGGTTTATGGAACCAACGCCCAGCGCGGGTCACATCGACCGCGGTGGAGCTTGTCGAGGCTGGCGTGGTCTACGCGTATGCCGCCCGCATCGAGGCCATGCGCGACCTCCCGTTGGTCGCCAACCCCGACCCCGGCATCAACCTGACGCCGCTCTCCCCGATCGTCGGTGATGTCAACCTCATCGGCACCGGCTACACGTCCAACCCTCTCTCGCCGTTCACCTCGGAGCCCAACCCATGACGCTACTCATCCAGGCTGTTGACGGCCGTCTCTTCTCGCTGGTGGACGCTAGCGGCCACGCAGTCCGCGGCCGCTTTGCGGCGCGAGACAAGGGCGGCGCGGCCATGCCCGGCGGGGAGCTTGTCCGCGACCACACACACTACCGCCGCGCCATCCTGCGCGGTGACATCAAGCTCGTCGCCGAGCAGGAGCACTCATGACCATCAGCATCCCCGGTCTGTCGGCGTCCACCAAGACGCCCGCGGTCTATCTCAGTGTGATTCTCGGAGGCCCAGGCACTAGCGCCGGGGCCGCGCCGGAGTCGATCCTACTCATTGGCAACAAACTGGAATCGCCCATCAGTGGGGCGTCTCCTGTGGTGTCGGTCAGCCCTGGCTTTATGCCGCTTGCCACGCCGACGTTCTGCGCGTCGGTCGGCGATGCGCTGACCCTGTGCGGACAAGGGTCGGAGCTGCACCGCATGGCGCGCGCGGTCTTCGCGCAGTACCCCGCGGCGTCCCTCTACCTCGCAGCCAACGCCGTAAGCGCCGGGGCAGCGTCCGTGGCGGAACTGACTTTCGCGACGACTGCGACCTCGGCATTCAGCGTGCGGCTTCTCCTCTGTGACCAGGTGCTCGAGGTGCCTGTCTCGACCGGCGACACCGCTACGGCCATCGCGATCGCGGTCGCCACGGCGATCAATGACGCCGCCGACCTCCCCTACTACGCCCAGAACCTCGCGGGTGTGGTCACGATCACCGCCAAGATGGCGGGTCTGCGTGGCGACAGCCTCATCGTGGACGCGTACTTCGTACTTGGCACCGTCACGAACCGCATCATCGGGTCAACGACAAACTCCCCCGGCGCGACCACGGGCCAGTGGACCGACATCGGGGCGACCATCGGTAGCGAGTTCCCGCTGACCAGCGGGACGACCGCGGACAGCATCGCGGGAGTCATCACGGCCATCGCCTCACAGCGGTACAACCGCATCGTTGTGGCCTCCAACGACTCGACAAACCTTACCCGGCTGGTCACGCACCTCGACTCCCTTGCGGGAGTCACTGTGGGCCTCCGTCAACAGGGCGTCTCCGCTACGATTGACACGCTTGCAAACGCGACCGCGCTGGCACTGGCCGAGAACGCATCGCGGCTCCAGGTCGGATGGCACTACGCCTCCAAGGTGCCGGGGCCAGAGGTCGCGGCGACCCTTGCGGCGGCGCGGCTCGCGGGTGACGGCAGCGTCGGCGGGTCGCTTGTCGGTGAGTCCGCGGACCCCGCGGCCAACCTCGACGGATGCCAACTCGCGACCGTCCTCGCGCAGCCTTCGGCCCTCGATCAGCCCACGGCGACCGAGGTCGAGTCGGCACTCAATAACGGCCTCGCAGTGCTGGTCCCCTCTAACGCGCGCCCGGGGTTCTGCGCCCTCGCGCGGTCGGTCACATCGCGGTCGAGCGCCAACGGCGTGCCCAACTTCGCGGTCATCGACACGGAGTTCGTGACGGCGTGCGACTACGTTGCCGACGACCTTCAGAGCTACCTCGCGACGACCTACGCGGGCTTCAAGTTGGGCGCGGACTCGGCCAACGGCAACCCGCCGCTGTCGCCCCGCGTCACGACCCCGTCGCTTGTGCGCGCGGTCATCCTCGATCGCCTCTCGGCCTACGAGGCGAGGAGCATTCTGCGCGACGTGACGGCCAACCTCTCGCTCCTGGTGGTCGAGGCCGACGCCATCGTGTCGGGTCGCCTCAACTGTGAGATTCCGTGCGAGCCGGTTTCTGGCCTGCACATCATCGCCGGGAACGTCCGGCAGATTGCGAGCCTCTGACCATGGCAACGATTTACTCAGGACCGGGCTTCGTCACTGTCAACGCGGTGCCTGTGCTCCAGTCGTCCAGCATCGACTTCGACGTAGACACGCAAAACAAGGACGTTCAAACGCTGCTTCTCGGCACCGCTGGCTTCAGCGTCGGCCCGCAGAAGGTAATGGTCCGCGTTGAGAACGCGGTGCCGCAGAGCGGGATGGAGTTCGATTGGATCGGCATCGCGCTGGCGCAATCGGTCATCACGCTGGGCTTCAAAATCGCGGGC